ACGGTGTAAAATAGCCCTTGCGAATAAACGTCTTGCGAAGCTCATTAAAATCGCGCAGAATCTCCTTGTCCTCGTAATCAAAATTCTCTAGTTTGGTCTTAGGAAGCGAGTTTAATATTTTATGGGCCGATTTTGAACGGTAATGGAATTCATTAAATATCTCGGTTGCGTTTTCGCCGTTGGTCATATAATTAATTACGTTGCCGCCAGGGTGTTTGAAATCGGTAATATCGTATTTATGGCTATTAATGATTATAAACCGTGGACCCATTATATTTAATTAGCACTATTTTTTTATATTTCTTCTTTATATTCTACTGTAAATATTATTAATCTTAAAGTGAATAATATTTAATTTACTCTATAATAGAATAAAATCTGGTAGCTGCTTCTGAAATTCCATAGAATTGGCGTCTTTTTATTCTCGTTAAAATTAGACCCTTCAAACGTCCACTCCTTATCTTTGTTAATATATTTCTTCCAACTAAACTTATTGAGTCTCGTCATGCTTGCTCCATCATAGCCATATTCAACGCCACCGCATGTAATGACCGCACAAAAATGATACATATCTACATCGCGGATGATAGCCGAATCAAGAACGTATTTTGACCCATGCAATGAGAAAGACAATGGGCGCACACTAAACCGCTTTGATTGGTCGTCCATAAATTCAACCGCATATATGTCTGCTTTAACTGATATATTATTAGTGATTACCTTATTAAAAGAGGAATAATCTAGGCGAACAAAACTTATAGAAGGGTTACCAAGATATCCGATGATATCGTTATAATAAGAGAGCGGATTGTTCGCAGCATCTACGTCTAATACGGAGGAGCCTCGTTTTGACTTAGGAATAGAATTATATATCCGCGTTATTATATTGTTCGTATCCATAGCCAGAGCCAAATTTTTCACATTTTTATTGTTTGTTGAATTATATGATGCTTCTACTGCCGCATTCAATAAGAAAAATGAGTCCGATAATTTTTGAGGCGTTATTAATACGCCGTTTGATAATTTCCCTTCTATCATCATTTGACGGAAAAAACGGAAGAATTTCCGCCCTTTGTCGCTAATAAACATGCACGCAAACATTGTATTAAACCAACAATTGGATTTCAATTGGACGGGCATTATAATATTATTACAGGTGATCTTGGACGATGCTTTTAAATTATCAAGCAATAATTCTTGTGCCTTAGGGTCATTTCGGTCCACACATTCGCTCTCATCGCCCTTTCCAATATTAATCTTCATCGTTTGTATGAAAAGCGATTTATCGTTTCTTTTTTTATTTGGTTTAAATTTCTTGCCTCTAAGCTGTGTGGCTAACCCACAGCCAATTATGTTTGAAGCAGACGAATTGCTATTAATAGATACGAGAACTTTATTTACCTCGGGGGAGAAGGATTTCGTCGCCACTAAATCTGAACGAATTTGCGGAATTAGCTCGTCAATCGCAGGCATAACACCCTTCTTCTTGTTGTTTCTCTTTACGACCTGATGAATACTACGACTTACCAATCTCTCCGAAAACGGTGTCTGATCTTTAATGATAACTGTATTTTTGGATATACTAATCAATGTGGGTGATTTATTTGCCTTTTTAGTAACAGACTTTTTAGTAAGACTCTTTTTAGTTATCTTTCTATTTGGTGTATTGCGTCCCCTCCCTATTGATTTTATACGTTGTTTGTGTTGCATATTATTTTTAATTTTTATGTTTAATGAACGGGGATTCTTACGTGTTCTTCTGCCCGCCATATTATTATATGTTGCTATAATTAAATCATAACAATATATTTCCTCATATATATAGAGTAATGTCAAAGACTAATGATTTAGAAAAAATAATTTCACAAACAACTTTTGAAAATATTAGAACTAATAACATCGCTGATTCGGTAACGCCTAGCGGAGACGGAGGGAAATGGAATCCTATGGTTAAATATGGATTAATTATTCTTGTTTTAGCAATTCTAGGATTTAATCTCTTCACGTATTTAGGTATATTCACCGATTTTACTGCTAGTATAGTTTCTCCTATTGCTAGTATATTTGGTAGAAGCGGTGGTGATGTTCTAAAACAGACCGCTGTAGTTTCGGGGGAAGGTACAAAGGGATTGGTTGACGTGGCATCGGGGACCGTTGTAAGCGGGGTGGATGTATTGCAGCAGAATGTTTCGGACAACGGGATACGCAATGGAATTACGCGCAATAAAATAGACGACACTAGCAAGAGCGACGAGATTTACTACAAGCAAACGAATCATTTTATTCCGGTTGCCGACGATGCGGGCAGCACGACACAATCATCGCAGGGCAAATCAGGATTCTGTTACATCGGCGAGGACCGCGGATTCCGCAGCTGTATTGAAGTAAACAGCGACGACACCTGTTTATCAGGTGCGATTTTCCCTTCGCGTGCTATATGCATTAATCCTAATCTTCGCGAATAGTTAAATTTTAAATAAAATAAAAAATTTAAAATAAAAAATTTAAAATAAAAAATTTAAAATTTAACAGGTTTATAATGACAACCTGGTCCGCTAGGTGGGAGGATGGGTGGTTGAGCAGGTCTTGCTACTAGACCTCTAGCCAATTTAGAATACGCCCTAAATCTTCCAATACGGTCATCATTATTAATATTAGGATTATACTCTTTAAACGAACCAGCCATTGTAAATTCAAAACCCGATAAATAAATTATACCAACGTCATCATCTTCATCATCCGGTATAACCACTTGGTCAGGACATATAGAGGTCCTCTGTGGATTTTTGGCAAAATAAGCAAAGGATTCTTTTTGGGTTCTATAATTATTATTTGACGGTTGAGCTTTAATATTATTATCTATACCGCAGCTATAGGTGGTGTCTCTGGACGTGGGTTGATACTGTGGATTTGTAGGACATATACTCATTATATATTTAAAATACTAAATTAATTCCATTGATAGCTGCACCAATTATATATCCTGCGCTTCCTCAAAATACCATCTGCTAGAGAGATATCTCGGCGTGCTCTTAATAAGATTCTCGGTTTTACTCTTTAGGTTTGGTCCATTCGATACTAAATCGTATATTTGAGTGGTCCCAATTGCCGAGTTAAAATAACGCAGCTCGGATGTATATCCGTTGAAACCACCGTTCATAGATAGGAAAACATCCTCATAATTTTGCTTTCCAATGCCGCTTAGCATATGGCGCTTTGTAAGAGTTCCGTTAATATAAACATCCAATTGATTTTGTTTATTTAATCTAATAATAACATTAACCCATTTATTAAGTGGAACTCCTGTAATTGTAATATTATCCTCAATATCGTCGTATGTGTTCATTTTTAAGAGGAGGTCATTAGACATTCCGCTTGGACCTTGGTCAATATAAAGTCCGGGTGCGTTATTGGGGTAATATGTTCCATTATTTGCACCATCGTCATCGCGATGTTGCTTGTCGGTTCCCTTGTGGAATATGTGCTTGTATCTATGGTCATTGCTATTAAATGTAGAACTTTCAATAAAAATCCAAACCGACCATGTGAATTCCATTCCGTGAATCTCGTTATCCGAACGAGATACAGGAACAGACCCCTTTACACGCGGATTTTGCGGAATTATCATCGTTTTTGTTGCATCAATCATACCATCAAGTAAAATAGGATTTTCTGGGGGAGAAAAATACCATGCTAAAATTGCCGTGCCTACACGTAAAATTACTATGAATACTAAAAGCACCATTACTAAAAAGGCAAACTTCGCAACAAGTGAGTTTGCTTGATAGAATGCGCCCATAGCACCATAGTTAAAATTTTGAGGTCCATAACCCATCATATCTTATATATTATATAACATAAATTATATAACATATTCAGGATAATACATCAAATATTACCATCAAATATTACCATCAAATATTACCATCAAATATTATTTTACAATTCAAATCCACCAGTTACTTCATTATCGGATAATACTTGAACTCTAAGCCGATATTTATTGAATAGATTGCCTAACATACTGCCTCCGTAACCCTTTTTGTAAATATTGTATGCTTGTTGGGGATTAGTAGGACTCGGTGTATATAGGAAGTTTGTGGTCCATCCGCTAAATCCGCCGTCCGGAGTTATTAAAACCGGAGTACCTTCAATATCAGGTTTAGGCATATTCGGCAAAACATCGGTTTTATATAACTTACCATTCAGGTATATATCGAGAGATTTTCCGAACGTACTAATAGTTAGATTTACCCACTTTTGTAAAGGTATGTTTTGAACGGTTGTTTCGTGATGTCCATCAGAATTATCCTCAACTCCAAAATGTTTAATCTTTACCGTAATATTATTTTCGGTTTCGCCTAAAGAAACCTTTAAACTTTCATAATCATCCTCTCCACGCTGAAGTATTGTTTTGGGTTGACCATATTTTTTATTCCAGTCGTGAATATAAAACCACATAGAATAAGTATAATTACCAGCTTGCGTGTTTTCTGGCAAATCGTCGGCCGAAATCGAATGAGCTATTGTTCCGCTAGACATTGATATTAATTTTTTGCTCTTCTTAAAATACCAATTTACTATGAGATATACGATGAATAAAAGAACGAGTGCCTTCAGCATTGTGCTTAATATCCCTCCCCGTCCTGAGCTCATATTACCAAATGAATTAAATCTATTCATTGCGAACATTTCTATATATTCTATCATAAGAAATTAACTAAAGAAGAGGTATATTTAACTCACTTAGTAATTTATATGTGATATTTATTTCACCTTGACTTAATATTCTATCATAATACACAACATTACATACACCTCCTTGAATTCCGCGATTTGCCCCCGAACTCACGACGTCGTATTTCATGTATGGTGAAACCGATGCTTTTGTTCCGACGAGCTCGCCATTTAAAAATACGTCCATAAAACCAGAATCGTAATTAATGACTATATTATTCCATTTTTGTAATTTAATATCTTTTGTTTCAAATATGTCAACGATTTTCGAGCTGTTTGCTCCTACCTCAATACCTTCTTCTATTCCATGATGTTTGACTCCAGTGGAATGTTCGTGTTCGTGCATATGATGACTTAATTCGCTCTGGATTCTTAGCGTGTTAGTTGACACATTAAACTGAATTCTCGGCTTATTTGAATAGTTTATAATATCAGTAAACTCGTTAGCACTTGCGCGGACATTAGGAGCCATACCGTAAATATTAAACCACCCAGAAATAGAATAGGTATAATTGAATGCGCTACCGCTATGGTCGGCAGGATTTAGATTTTGATACGTTCCCAAGTCATACTTATTGCTAAGATATTTGGGCTCCTTAAGAAGAATCACTCCATCGTGCGTTACTAATTTCTGGTAAACAATAGGAAGAAGATACCCAAGACCGATTACGACAACCTCTCCTCCCAGAATGAGCCATTCTGTTTTAGTTGTAATATTCCACTGTTTTTTGATGAACTCAACAAAATCTATGAGGATACACGGAATGTAAAGGATAATGTCTTTAATGAGCTTGATTAAACGATTATTCTTATCTGGAACATTCCTCGCCGGATCTGTAAATCTTTTATACAATATATATCCAATTGCGATTATACCAGAGATTACTAATACCCTAAAGATAAACCTAGTTATATTCGTTATTTGAGGTACGCTTTTAATGACGTATAGTCCAAACAAAACGATCCCCACAACAGCAATAGCGAACGCAATCATTATGAAAAATTTTTTAATAAAGTTCTTCCACAACCCTTTATCGTCCCTTAAATTTCCCTTTGATTTAAACTTTTTTCTATGATCAACGAAGAAAAATGTAATAAACATTATGAAAAATAAAAATAGCATACCCAATGTTACTTCTAATGAATGTTTTGCATATAATTCAAACGGGTCTCTAAATATAATTATTAACATTAGAGTTATAAATATAATGCTTTGTAAAACGACATAATTATATGACTCAGTTGTAAATTTCTTAATGAAATCACTTGTATTGTTTAAAGAGTATACTATTTTACCTGGTATAACAGAGGCTTTTTCTTTTAATTCTATTATTATTTCGGTAAATAAACTGTTAGACATAGTTAGTTATAATAATTCAACATTTTATAAATTTTCCACGTATTTATAAATTTTCAACGTATTTATAAATTTTCCATAGCGGTTTTCTCGCCGTGACAATCTCTACACAGCGCAACTAAATTGTCTACGTGATTTGACCCTCCATATTCTAGACGTGTCTTGTGGTCAACTTCAAACCACGCCGGCAATTGTCGTTTACACTTCCCGCACGTCCACCCTTGCTGGGCCGCAACATATTTTTTCTTCGTTTCGCTCACGCTTCGTTTGGTGGCTTGTTTGCCGGGGTTGGATTGCATCCCCGAGTTCATCATTCGCTTCTGCTGCGGTGTTACGTGTGCGTGCATCATTTGACCGTGATTCGCGTTACCAGTAGCTTTATACATTGGATTTGTAAAACCTTCCTTTGTCATATTAATAATAGGCGTGAGTAAATCTCCCGCCTCCTTATCAATAGGTAAATGTTTAATAAATCCATTTGCGTGTGTTACCAGAGAGTGACTTTGGGACGGAAATTTCTTTAAATAAGCGTATGCCGAAACTCCTGCGAACGCAATGCCGGCCATTTGATAATATTTTTTCCACGACTTTAATAAAACGACATATTTACCATCGTAATAAGTGTTAGCTATAAAAAATGCGGTAATTCCTATAATAAGGAGTTCTATTTTCATATTATAATATTCAAATAAAAAATATTATATTATTATTTTTATAGTTCGCTATTTTACATTTTATCTTTTTCTGGTTTTCTGATTATATTGCCATATTGTCGCTTACAGATTGGAGCGATGAAACCATACAGATCCCTTCTTTTCTGAAATGGTCCGCAACCGCAAGCGTTCGCCGACTGAAATTTTCGTTCTGATTATGGTCATTG